TAGTAATGTTTCTGCGGTTAGTTCTAATAAAAAATCGTTTATTTCTTGAAATACTGATGCGTATGTTTCGACTATCTGTTCATTTGTTGCTGGGTCATAAACCATAACATTATGGTAGCTCTAATATATCTTCTACGCTTTGGTCAGCTAAATTAAAGTTAGTTGCTATTTTATGAACTTCATCTTCTATTTCTTCTTCTGTTAAATCTGGATTAAGGATTCTAACTTTAGTTTCTAATGAAGCAGCTTGCGCTCTATGTAAAGATTCAATTACTGTTGCAGATTCTCTTACATCTTGTTGCACTGCATCTTGCCATTCAACTCTTGGTTTAATTGGTTTGTATTGTTTACTAAATAATTCTACATCTAGTATTTGCAGCTTCTCTAATATTTCTTCAAGTGGTTGTGTCCAGTATCTCTGCTTCTTACCTTGTGTAGTAAAAGATTTACGTTCACGCAGCTTTAATGCAGTACCAGATTCTGCTCTACCTTCAATACTTATACCAAATGACTGTGGAGAATAGCCAGCAGCAGTAACTGCTCTATCTATTAATTCCATGACTGTAACTCTGTGTTGCTCATGTCTTATGTCGAACTGAACTGTTTGAATACCTTTATTCTCTTGATTTGGGTCTATCTCTAATGCAGTGAACACTTCTGCATCTACATCAAATGCTGCGCCACGACCACGACCTCTTCTTTCAAGATATTCAGTAGGTACAATTATTCTTGATTTACCAAGTCTTACATCTCGCATCCATGATGTGTATGCTTCATCTATTGAATCAAGTAAACCTTCGATACCATCATAATCAGAACGACCATATTCATATCCACGTAATCTTCTAAGTGGTCTCTGATTAGGTACATAAACTGATGCTAATGTTTTAAATGGCAGCACTATCTCATCTTCTAAATCAGCAGTTTCTTGTAATCTCTCAAGCGGCACTCTTGTACCAATATTTGTCTTAGTGCCTTGATATAGTGCGTTATGTATTAATCCATCTTCGTGATGCTCTACTAATCTGTAAAAATCTTGACCATCAGCAGAATCGTATTCAGTTACATAACCTACTGCTACTAATTGACCATACATAAATGTTGCTATTGCTTTATCTGGAGATACAACTTGTATAGTTGGTTTATCCATAAAGTCTGCATTCCATACTAATCTTAAAAATACTCCGCCTAAAGCTGCGCATGTTTCGCCAGCTTCTAATAATTTATTCTTTAATCCGCACTCTCTAAGTAGGTAATCTAAATTCTCTTGTGTGTTCAGTTGGTCTGATTCGGAGAAATCATTGTTGTTTACCATAAAGTTTGGTGGTTCTGAAAATAATAAGTCAGCACTTGTTTGTGCTATATCTCCTGCAAGTGGAACGTGAATCTGATGTCGTTCTATCTGCGCATCTGTTGCGCCTTTTCTTGTCCAGAACATATACTTTCTGGGTCTATAATCTTGTGGAACGTTAGCATAAGTCTTTCGTAATATAGCTGGGTCTCCAGCATGCCATGCTGAATGTTCTTCATAAACCCTAAATATGCTTTTATGGTTCTCTGGCGGAAATGCCGAACCATTCTCTGGTAACTTTAACATTTAATATTTTTTCTTTTTTTTAGCTTTACCCTTTTTCTTAGCTTTCATTGCTTTTGGGTAGCCTTTACCTTTAGGCATTTTAACTCCTTGTAATCCAATGTCTCCATATAGAACCTAATGCTATCATTACGTATCTTAGCGCATCTACTGCATGGTCGTTACGTTTTAATGGTTTATCTTCTCCACGTTCTTGTGATTTAACATCCCATACGTAGCTCTCAAGCTCTCCTATTAACTTAGTGCAGCTTGAATGTATCTTAAGTTTTCTGCTGCCAATTAAGTTGTAAACTATTCTAATACCATCTTGTACATTATTGTTTGCTTTCGTAACACCTAAATGATTATCTCTCCATAATTGAGTAATGAACGAAGCTGCGCTTGGGTCAACGAATATCTTTCGAACATCATAACCATCTAAAAAATTAAGCAGCTCTCTGGAGTATTCAGCATCAGATAATTGTTTTTGTCCTATTTTTGAATCATAGTAATACTCTTTAATAACATAAAGCTGGTCATCTACTCCTTCTCCAATAAGTAAAGCAGCAAGTGGATTAGTCGTACCATAGTCAACACCTACATAATACTCTCTCATCTTTGGCAGCTCTGATACAACATTATCTAATCTATCGAAGCAGTCATATACTGCGCCTTCTGCCATAACCCATTCGCCATTAATAAATCTTCGATACCATAAACTACTTGGTGGTGCGTATTCTGCTTTTAATGATTCCACATACTTTTGGTCTAACGTGTGGTTGTCATCTAATTCAAATGCGAAATTAGTTATATCTAGTTCGGTCTCTCTATCTAAAAACTTTTTCTTTAACCAGTGATTAGGACTATCTGGGTTAGTTGTTAAAAATAATTGTGCGTTAGGTACACGTAAACGTGATAGCAGCATATTAAAAAACGATTCACTCCATAGTGTTACTTCATCTCCATAAGCGCCAGCAAGTGTAAGTCCACGTATCTTAGCTTCAGCCCTTTCATCATTTGCACCAACAATATATATAGTTCTATTACCTATTTGTATTTCTCCAGAACCAGTACGAGTAATTAAACTATTTGAACCATCTAATATCTCTGATAAAACATCAATTACATTTCTCTTAAGAGTTCTTTCGGTCTTACCTACCATAAGTAAGTTACCTTTAGCGCCATTATTACAAAACTCTATCCATCTAATAAGAGAAGATATTGTTTTACCAGATGATACTGAACCTTGCCATACATTAATTCTTGCAGTTGAATCTAATATTGAATCTAATTGCTTACCCTTCTGAAGATTTATCATCTCTTAAATCCTGTATTTGTTTTGCTAATTCTTTTACTGGGTCATCTTCAGCTTGTGCTGCGTTACGTTCTGTTCTACCCCACTTATCTGGATATTTACGTTCTAATCTCCATGCAGCAGCAGTCCAGTTCTTTTGTGCAGCTTTACCAATAAGACCTACTAACATTGCTTCAGATTGTGCTTGTGCCTTTTTTACTGTGTCGGAAAATTCAACGTAAAGCTCTTCTCTTTTACGTAATCTAGCTCTAGGATTTTTTTTTAATCTTTCTTGTTCAGCTGCGCCACGCTTTAACCATTCATATATTGAATCTCGATTAATACCAACAAGCGCTGCGGTTGTTTCTATGTAGTTACCAGCACGAAGATATTGTGCTATTTCTTCTGTTAATTCAGATGTAAGTTTAGTTGGTCTGCCTACCATGTTACGTACTCCTGTTACGTTAACGACTAAAACCTGTTTAGTCTAGCTATCTACTACCGCCATCCCCATTTCTCGCAGAACCTTCTGCGCATCTAGGATGTTACCGCTTGTAGCATTATATAACATATCTGTCATGAGTATGCACGCAGCATTAAAAAAGTCATTACCAGATATACCTATATTATTACGCTGCATCATTGGTAATTCAGCAGTTCCAAAAATACCATCAGTAATTGATTCTCTAAATTGTTTAAACTCTACTTCATCTATGCCATCTTCATACGAAAAATTAGCAGTAAGAAACGAAATAAATATTTGCATCGCTTCTTTTATTTCTTCTGGTACAACTACTTCGTGATACTCTTCACTTGACATATAAATCCTAATTCTTTTAATTGACCTTTAATTGATTCTGCATGTTCTGCACTATCTGCTTCTATTTTTACGTAGTGTACTTCTTTACCTAAATCTTCATCAAACTTTAATGGCGAGTTTTGAAACTCTTCCATCTGCATAATATCTTCTAAGTCAAAACCAGTTCCTAATAAGTTTTGTGTTGCAGCATTAATGTCTTGTAGTAAATCTAATAGCAGCGCTTCATTCCAGCTACCATCTATTGTTAATTGATTTGATGCAACTATATATGCTTTTGCTTCATCATCAGTATCAAACTCAACTACGATTGTTGGAACTAACCATTCCTTTGTATCATCTTCTAACTTTAAATACTTTGGCAGATTTTCTTTACGACCTGCCATATTTTGAAGTGCGGCTATTCTGCCATGACCAGCAACTAAAGTATTAGTAGTTTTGTTTATAACTGGTAACTCTATAAATCCAAATCTTTTAATTGAGTTTTCTATTTCGGAGTAATTATGTTCTTTCGGATTTTTTTCATCGAATTGAAAGAAATGTAATCTAGTCCATACGTATTCTTTATCCATTTGTACATTCTACCTTAAGTTTACAAAATACCACCTAATATTAAATAAGCGCACTGGATGTGCCGCTCATGTAGTTTTTGTAAACTGCATCATCTAGTGCGCTGCTAGCAGCTTATATAAAAGTTTTTGTAGATATTTATTTCAAGTATTTACTTGGTTTAACTTCTATACCAGCTTCTATCTTGTTATACATTTCATCTAAGTTTCGACTAACTTCTGTATTTTCATACTTCTTTTCTGCAAGTCTTAATCTAAATGAATAGTAGAACATCTTAAATATTGTATATATAAAATAAAATACACCGCTAAATCCGACTAAATACCATCCACGCCAGTTCCAGTCTTGTATTAACCATGTACTAATAAATAGTTCTATCAACTAGATTTACCCCTTTCTTTAATTTCTAAATAATCTAATACGTGTTGTAGTTTCATAAGTGAATCTTCTATACAATAACAACTCACACAAATATTACATAAACAACTTATGCTTCTAAATGGATAATTTGGTTCTTGATATGTATTGTTTTGAAAACAATAACATCGACCATCATCTACTTTAGTTTCTGTTGTGTAAACTATGTTATTAATAGTTTTCCCCTATATAGCTACTAAGTACTTCTTGAAAGCGTAGTATTGCTCTCCTTTTGCAAGTTCTAAAAACATTGTCTTTGCGCTATTAAACGTTAACGCATAACCTTCTCTTTTTAGTCTTTTAGTTTTACCTCTTGCATATTTCCAATACTCATAGTATTGATTTTTGTAATACTCAAGTCCATAAGTATCGCTACTGTATTCTTCCTCGTAAAAGTAAACATACTCAAGCTCTAACTTTGTATTTTCTATACTTTGTTTACCAGCGAAAGCTGCTTCTTGCAACTCTTTATACTGGTAATAAGCCATCGTACCTTCCTCTTTACCTTTTTTATAGTCATAACCAGTTCTGAATGCTTGTTTTACAAACGCAACTGCCTTACCATTTTTGAATACTTCTACATCTGCTGGGTACATTACAAAACTTAACGCACCAGCTAAAAGATTATCTCCTTGAGAACTTCTCTCAGCATCTGTTTCAGCTTCCATAGAACCTACAACTTCGTAGGTATATCCATTTTCAGTAAGATAGTCAGCGAACTGTTTGAACGCTTTAGATTTTTTCAAAAGTATTTTTACTTTTTCATCCATCCTTTTACCATCCTTTCTTACAATATAAGTGTATCACATTGTGTGATTAATAGTCAAAAGTACTATAATTATTTAGCAGCAGTTTCTCTTTTAATTTCTATTTGTGCTTTGACCATGTCTAAAGATACTGCATCTGTACCTATGCCATAGATTCTTAAAGTCTCTATCGCATTTTTAATTGTATTAAGTTGACCAGCATCTAGTGGTTTTAACTTAAATAATGTGTGTGAATTTGCCATCTTTTATATCCACCATCCTTCCCATCGCTCTTACTCCTTTTGTAAATCCATCAAGGTATTCTCTCATTTCACTTGCTTTTAATCTTGGAGATATATCAGTCTCTCCACCAGCGCCATTGACTAATTGTGTTAATCTATATCCGCCATAAGCTATATCTAATCTATAAGCACCTATTGTTCTTGCTTCTACATTAAATATTTTATTAATAGTATCTACTTTGTTTAATAGTTCATTCTTAGCCATTATTTACCTACCCTTTCAGTTTTTGCTAGTTTTTGTTCTACTATATTTAGTCTGTGTTTTTTTTCAAAAGGAATACCAAATGATTCATTATGTTTTGATAGTTCTTTTACTACTGTGCCACCAAAATGTTTAGCAGTATTAATTGCATCTTGTTTGTTTGTTTTGGCGGTAAACCTTTGCTCGCCATGAAACCAATAAATTACTCTATACATTACAACACCTCTTCTATAATGCTGCCTTCAACAAAACCAATTAACTTGTCTAATTGATTTTTTGCACCAACAAAATCGTTAGAATCTAAACATTCTTTGATTTGTCCTTTTAGTTTTGCTATTACTGTTTGCATACCATCCTTCCTAACTTGTGGCGTAGCTTACCATGTAAACATTCGCCATTCCTTTTGCAACTTGTGTAAAGTAGAATTTAAAATCCTTAGCAGGCACATTGTGAAAATCCATCTTCACAACATCGCTCTTTACACGCTCTTGTATTTTTTCATCAGCAGTAAATAAGAACTCCATGATTTCTGCCATCTTGTATTCATAAACACCAGCTTGACCATTGACATTATATTCAACTGCGAACTCATCATTAGTATTGATTTTGTCTGTCTCATCAACAAACGCTTTTAACCAATTTTCAAACGCCATCTTAACCATCCTTCCTTAACTCATTCCAAAATCTTTTTTGTAACCATTAACGCATCTTTCACTACAAAATAAAAGACCATCAAACTTTTTAGCTTTTGCTTTTGGAAATATCTCTATTTGTTCCCAGTTACAAATAGCTAATTCATCAATAGTATATTTTTTCTGACTCACTTAATTAACCATCCTTTTTATCATTACAATATAATTATATCGACTGTATCACATTATGCAACACTAAAAAGATAAACTTGTTAATTCCAGTTCGTTTTGAGTTATGATGTATCCGCCTTCATCTTTTAATTCTCGGACTTTAATTCCAGCAGCAGATTTAGAAGTGTAACTAAACACTTCAATACGACCAGTCAGTGCGACTGCTCTAACGATGAAAACTTTATCAGATTTCATGCTTTAATTGTAGCATACTGTGTGATTTTATTTGTTAAAATATGTACATGGGTCTAATGTGCAGCTTCTTATACAATTTACGTGTTGTTTTTCATAAAGAAAAACGTTTATATCTTGTGCAATTAAATCTGTATTTACTGAACTGTCATTAAATGCAAGGTTTGCTAATTCAGCATTAGCTTCATGCAGTGCAGCTAAACCTATTGATTTACACTCTGAAGAAACATACATATCTGTATTAGGTATTAATGGAAATCCATCTAAATCAAATTTACTATATGCACTCATATATATAGTGTATCACTTCGTGATACTATGTGCAGCTTTTTTATATTTTTCTATTAGATAGTACGTATGCTCTAACTATCTCTGTTATTGCATATTGTCTTTGTTTTGCGGACATTCTAAAGTCGAGTACATCGTGATGATGATGACATAAGAACGCAACGTTGTCTAAGGTGTCTCTTGATATTGCACCACCCATTCCAGCTGCGGTAATGTGTGCCATGTCTGTTCCACGACTTGAACATTCTGCCCATTCACATACTCCTTTAGATTCTAAAATTACTGCTTCACGCAGCAGCTTTCTTCTTGTAGCTCTATCTTTAGGCGGCAGTCCACCATAAGGATAAGTTAACTCATCATCTAAATCATCTAATTCGTTTTCATCCCACATTATTTTTGTATCTTATAACTTCCAGTAAATTTAGACCACCCAGAATAAGATGATTCTTTCATTCTGTCTAAAGTGTTTTTATCTACATCTTCAAATTCTTTATAGTCTGGTTCTAACTTTTTACTTCTTTTAAATGGTACGATTTGAGATATTGGAGTACCACGTGGTATAAATATTTCTTCTTTGTCTCCAAATAAACATATTGTTGTATTCCATTCATGAAACTTATCAGTAGCATTCATACCAGCCATTACTTGCCAGTCGTTATTGTAATCAAATAATAAAGGCAGCTCATAACACGACCACCCTTTTGGCGTTACAACTTTAATTGGACATTTAGCTTTATAAACAATATTTACTTTGTCGTGTGGTAAATAATCTTCAAATTGATTTGCTGGATGTCTATCCCAACTAAATCTACTATCTGGAGTATGCCATCCCCACTTAACACCATCATTTTGAAATATAACATCTGCCCACATTTTTAAAACAAAACCTTGACCGAACCATTCTATAAAACTTGGACAACGTTTTACTGTACCTCCTCTATCATATTTTTTCATACCTTGAGTAAGTAGTGGCATGTCTTTAAACCATAGAGGATATTCTAAACGACTTGGTTGTGGATATAAATCCTTTGGCATACCTTGTACCATTGATATAAACTGAATCTTATCTTGCAACTTTTTTCTCCTTTCCGCATCTTAAACAATATAATAATTTGTATTCTGCATGTTCATAATTTAAGTCTCTAAATTGACATCCATTTTTATTGCAGTCATAAACTTCATCAACTTGATTTTTTAATTGTATTTCACTTAATAGTTTTGACCAGTTGTTTGCAATAGCTGGTGCAGATATTGTTACTTTCCAGTTCTTCTTGTAATATTTAATTACTTCTTTAAGCTGCTTTGGTGTAGCTTTAACTTCTCGCAGCTGCTTCAGTGCGCCATTAACTTTACCAAGTTCTCCTTTAGTAGCATTATTCCAGTCAATATCTAATCCATTACACATCTCTTCAAAAAGCAAATCTCGTTTACGTGATTTCTTTTTCGTATCTGTTTCTTTGCTTTGTTTAATGGCTTTGTTTTGTACGACATCAGCGCTAGACCCTTGCGACTTAGATGCGCTACCCTTACGCACCTGTGCGCCACCTTGCGCAATAGTGGCATGCAGATAATACATATTTGATGTATAAGCATCTGTATCTTCTAAATATCTATGCTCTACTGTTATTGCGCCTATATCAATTAATTCATCTAAAGCTCTTTGCACTGTTCTTGTGCTGCAAAACATATTTTTTGCTAGATAACTTTGTGATGGATAACACGAGTTATTTTTTTCATCTGCCCTTCTTCTTAAGATGCAATATAGTCGTACCGCATTAGAACTAATCGGTGCGAATAATACTGCTTCTGGAAGAATTGCGAAATACTCTGATGCTTCTATTCTGTTCTTCACAACGCCAAACTCCTTTGTCCGCTCTCATCAGAAGGTGGTTTACTTATTAACTTAAATGACCATTTCTTATATTTAGATTGTTCTGGTCTAAGTGTCTCAATATCCCATCCTTCATCTCTAAGTGTGAATATACTAGCACCATATCTTTTGATTCGCATGTCGAATGTAAACTCATCCCCAGTTACTTCTCCAAAAGTTTCTAGCGCCCACGCTACTTTATCTTCTTGTGATACCTTCTTACCTTTACGCCTTGTTGGTATAATTTGTCCACGTAATAATTCCATTTTCCATCCTTTATACTTTTTCCTTTCTAGCTTCCTCGATAGTTTCTTTTAACCATAATGGTTTACCATCTATTACCATGTCTGGTGTTGGTAGCCAGTGATTGCCAATTTTTCCACGCCTAATCCAAACATAAACTGTTCTTAATTTAACGTTAAACATGGCAGCTATATCTTTACATGTTAAGTAGTCCACTCCTACTCCTTCCTATTTGTAAAATTTATTATAACAAGTGTTGCATATAATGCTACAAATTCTATAATAAAGAACATGACATTAGAAGAAATAAAAAAGAATCTAACTGCAACTGCTAAAGCGTTTGCAAGTGCCAAAAATGTTGATACTAATTCAATTATGTTATTGTCAATAGCACATGCTCTAGTATTGCTTTTAGAAAACGTATTAGAAAAAGATAAGAAGGATGGTTATAAGAATGAGTTATACGAATCAAAATCAGAAGAAGAGTAGTTTTCTTGATGACTACGTAGGTGTCGATGAATTAATCGAACAAATGAATACAAAATATCCAGAAGGTGTTTTGAAATCAGAAATAATTGATATATCTGATAATTATGTAGTATTCAAAACAAGTTTCTTCATAAATAGTGAAGCATCACTTAAATGCACTGGACACGCTAGAGTTGAAAAAACTCCTGCTAATCCGCATTGGTTTGAAAAAGCAGAAACTAAAAGTCGTGGAAGATGTTTACGTGTACTTTTAAGTGCTGGCGTAACTAAAGAAGAAATGGAAGATGTAGATTTGCTTAACGCAGATAAACCAGTTAATAAGACTGCTGATAATGTTCTTGACATCCCTGTCGATGCAGCCCAAAAATCTAATAGTGCAGTTGATGCACTAAAAGATATTCAGCAGTCTGTAACTGGTGGTAAATTATTACAACTACTTAATGATTCATTAGCAGATTGTGAATTACAACAAGTTAATACATTATCAAGTGCTAAAGAAGAGTTATTAAAATTAGGTGGTGCAGATTCTGTATTATTGGCTAACACTATTAAAGAAAAATATGCTAAAATAAACGCATAACATTTATCCCCTTTAAATGTATATAGTACGAATCGTTTAACCATCCTTAAACGATAAAGAAAAATCCGACTTGCGAAAGTCGGATTTTCTTTTTGTATTGTACCCCTACAATACGATTTCACGTACAAATGTCTAATCCATCACATTGTGCTTTCATTAGACATTTAAAGTAAAGATGGAAAGTTTTACCTTTCTTTATTACTTAGACCAGCGTTTTACTGGCTTAGTATGAGTATAACAAAATTTTTTTTTATTGTATATCGATAAACTTATATCGCAGCTTTCATGTTCACAAATACGTTTATCGTAATTCTTTTTAGGTTTACGACCCTTGATTCCATGCTTTCTTGCGTATAAAGACATTAGCCTTTAGGTATATTGTTACCGAATTTAATTGGTGCATCTTCGATGGCATTCTGAAGCATAGAAAGCATTGCAGTGATGAATGCTATTCCTGCGGCAGCAAGAACTTCGACATCCATAAATCCTGCTTGAGAAGCTAATATGATTCCCAACGAACTTTGTATGCCAGTTCTAAGTCCACGAATTAGTGCGTTTTTCCAGTATTCCAACTTTACTCCTTCGTTCCTAATCGTACCGCTGGATATTCGACTGTTGTCCAGCCTTTCTCTGGATGCACAAACATTAACCTTTGTGTAGGTCTGCCTTGTGCAGCTAGATTTTCCAGCGCATAATGGTTACTACTTTCTGTACTGCCGCTACAACGTACTGTTATACCATTAAATTCTTGTTGATAAAGCTGATGCCAATGACCAAAAGCTACATCCTTAAAGTCTGGCATCTGCCCATCCATTGCCGCTGCTTTCCATCCTAATACCTTTTTGCGAACTCCATAGAATGGAATACCTAAACTTCCACGTATTTGGTCTCCATGTATAAGCATGCAACTATAATTACCAATTTTATCTACTGTGTACCACGCTCTGTCTCCACTTTGACCTTCTGGTATATCCCAAGTAATTCTTTTCTCATCTGCAAGAATTAGTCTTACTGTCTCATATAAGAATCTGTCTCCATTATCTTCATAGTGATGTTGACCGAACCTACCTAATCTTCCATGATTACCGATTACTCCAGCAAAATGTACTTCTTCAAAATTAGCTAACATTACTCTTAGGAAGTCTGCCATCATAGTTGCGCCATTTTTAAATATTTGTCTGTAAAGTCCAGAATCAACTAGCCACTGTTGACCAGCAAATATATCTGTACCTTCAATAATGTCTCCTAATGCCCATATATGAATTTTCTTTACTGGATGAGAAGCTCTTTGTATATTTGTAAGTTCAACAACTTTTTCTGCGAACTCTGCTACTCGACTAGCTGCTATTTCAGAATCATAAGATTGTGTAATTTTTCCTAACTGCCAGTCTGATAAAACTGCTACTGCTACTTCTTCGCCTTTTTTTCTACCATCTTTTTTTGGTGCTTTAATTTTAGGTATCTCAATATCAGCTATTGCATCTTTGACTGCATTTTTAACTGCAAGTTCTAAGTCCTCGTGTCTGTTACGCATTTTGTCAATTTGTTTATGTAAACGTGTAATAGTTTTTTTTAAATCATCTATTTTATATTGTTCTTCGGATTCCTCTACAAAATTATTTAGTTCATTTGTCATTTTCTGCCTCTACTCTTTGTACTATTAAATCAAATATGTATCTATGAGAATAAGTCCAGTTACATTTTTTTATAAGATAATCACATAGTGTTCTAACACTTACGCTTGGATTGTCAATTTTATATTTGACTACTGATTCTAGTTGTGCTGCGCCTTCTTCGGTTTTCCAGATTACATGTTCTTGTTTTTCTTCAACGAACTTGTCTAAATCTTTTTGAATTTCCTTAAATCTTCCGCTCTCCGAATCGACCATTTGCTAACCTTTCTCTTTGGTTTTTTCCATTTAGGACTAGCACTTGTAATCCACTTGTACATTGCATCTCCGCAGCACTGTGTTGCTTTATGGTCTCGATGACCAGTTACCATAATCTTCTTGTTGTATTTCTTTTCTATAATTTCAACAAGGTTTTCTAATGCTTCTTTTGCATTATCGTTTGGTTTATCTGGTACGCCACCTAGCCATACAACACTTAAAAATGTTCTATTGATTTGTGATTTACCAGAATGTGCAGAATAAACACCGAATCCACGTAAGTCTATTATTTCATTACTTACATTAGATATTGCGAATGAGTATCCTATATCATCCCATCCCCTACTATTCATGTGGTCTTTCTGTATATTTTGTAAATACTTAAAGACATCATCAATGTCATTCATGGATGGACTTCTTGCAGCGCCTGTATAGTGGACTGTTAGTCCTTTTGTATGAGTTTCATTTACGTAACTACGTTTTCTTGGTTCTTTTAAACCAGCTCGTTCTCTACTTATGATGTCATACATTAATCAATATGATACCAGATGTTGTGCTATTTTTTGTGTTTTACTATATATTGTGTATTACCACTTAGTTTTATTAGACCAATAAGCAGCGGACATTTTACCTTTTGCTATATTTTTAGCATGTCGTGCTTTAAAACTAGATTTTCTAGCTTTTTGTGCTTTACTTTTAGGATTTTTACCAGCACCACTAACACCTTGTTGACCAAAACGTATAAGTTTTACTTTATCTCCACTCTTAGCTAATACAACGTGAGATTTTGTTTTATGTTTTGGTGTTCTTTTAGGTTTATTATATCCGCTAAAACGCTCTCCCCTGTACTCTATTGCCATTACTTCTTCTTCTTTTTCTTACCTTGATTTACTCTTGACTTCTGAACTTTCTTTAAATCTATATACTTACCTTCTTTATAAGCATTTGCAGTTCTTTTCATTTCAGAAGCCTTTGTTCCTTTATTACGACTACCAGACAAGTATTTAGATGGCACGCCTTTTTCATATTTAACTTTGCGTTTTTTACTTTTTCTTTTTGCCACTAGGTTTCCTTTTTCTAAGGTCAGTGTCATGTTTTCTTGAACCACCAATATATGAGTTTACTCTTCCCATTGACCATGCAGCCATACTTACATTCCTTGAACCAGAAGATAAATATGCGCCTTGTCCACGCCTATAAACTGTTTCAAGTTTTGACTTTGATATACCACTTTTCTTAGCTTTAGCAGCTAACGTTTTTTTTGTACTAGCACTTAGTGGTTTACGTGCTGGTTTCTTTTTTACCATGTAAAAATTATACTATATTTTACAAGCATCTCCGCAGTCATCAGAAAAATCTTTAGATGTATCTACGAACTCTGGGTTGTTTGTAAACATATTGTCTGGAAGTACAAAGTCATCTTCCATTACATTAAAATTGATACAAGCGTAGCAATACTTATGCCAGCAATAATCCAGCCATAAATTTCACTTCTTGTAGGTCTTGTAGCTAAATCTTTTTGTATCTGGTCTAACTTCTCAAATAGTTTGTCAATATCTTTCATTATTTGTTGGGTCATTTCTTTTTGTGTATAATTATCTGCCATTGCAATATTCACTTCCATATTTGCAATTACATATTTGTATAAAAGAATTATCTTCTTTTTTTATAACTTGGCACATTATCTAGTACCACAACATCCGCCACCGCAGCAGTCCATGTTACCCACCTTTCCTAAAGTTAATTGTTAATAACCAAAGACTAAAAGATACTATTATCATAACACCTACAATATCTCTGGAACTACCAGTCATTGTAAGCCACCCGATGCTAAATCCAAGTAATGTAAAAATTTGTGCAAATGTTTCTTTTATTATTGATTTAAACCAATTATATATTTTACTTATCATTCAAACCTTCTTGTGAATGGTGCAGCTATGATTTGCGATACAATAATTATCGGAACTACCGCTTCGCTGCTCTTTTTCTTTTGGTCAGTAGTCATATCCGAACCAATTTCACTTAAATTAATTTCGCTTATGTCTATGTCGATAATAGCACCTATTGGGTCAGCGATGAATAATTCAGACTGGATTTCTACTACTGAATCAGCCAGTGTGTATGGTTGACTTGAATCATCTGCATTTTCCGCAGCTCTTGTTATAAACTCATCGACTGCTGCTGCTACGTTCTCATCTTTTTTTGCTATCTCTGCGGTTTTAATTACATCTTCTGAACTTACATTAAGAACTGTTGCGACAATTTCGACTTCAGCTTCTGATAGTTCTTCAACATCTTCTACCACTGAAGATACAACTTGCTCTACAACTTCAAGTACATCTTCGCTAACTTGGTCAAGATTGTCCACTCCGACATCAGCAATTTCTTCAACGATTTCAATTTTAGTTTCTGTGTCCAGCGTTTCGACATATTCTTCAATTATCTCTTCTTGTTCTTCTTCTGTTGTATCGCCAGTGATTTCCACTGGGATTTCTACTATTTCTTCCAGCTCTTCAACTTCTATTAAGACTTCTTCTGGTATCTCTTCTTCCCCAGTGTTTTCTACTGGAAGTTCTTCTTCCCCAGTGGTTTCCGCTGGGAGTTCTTCGATAGTTTCTTCAACGAGTTCTTCCTCTGGTAAGTCCAGAACATCAAGTCCATCTTCTGATATGTTTTCTTTAGGTTCTTCATCTTCAATAATTATAACAACAATATCATCTGGAATATCAAAAACTATTTCTTCATCTTCTGGTATCTCTATAAGTATTATTGTGTTTTCTATTTCTTGTATTGTTTCAATTAATTCTTTAACTTCTTCTAATTCTTCATCAGATAAATCTTCTAAATTTATATCTTTTAAGACTGTCTCTTCTAGTTCTGCTTCAATACGTGCAGCTTCTTCTTCTTCACGTATTTTTTCTAATCGTTCTTCTTCAGCGATACGCTCTTGTTCAGCTATACGTTCTTGTTCTATACGTTCTTGTTCTAATCTTTCTTCTTCAGCTATACGTTCTGCTTCTATAAGTGCAGCTTCAGCAGCAGCTTCGGCAGCTTCTCTTACTCTGCGTTCTGAATCTAACTCCCAATAACCAGTTTCAGATTGGTTTTTATCTCTTTCCCAGTCAAGTGCAGCTTCTACTGCTTCTTGTTTTTCACGTTCTTTACGTTCACTATTAGTTTCGTAGATTCCAGTTTCTTCAAAATTAAGTTCTTCTTCTGTTGGCGGTAATGTGGTCGTTGTAGTAGTAGTAGTTGTCGTAGTGGTACTAGAAGTAGTCGTTGTAGTAGTCGATGTCGTAGTCGAAGATGTGGTGCTAGAAGTTGTTGTCGAACTAGATGTCGTTGTATTAGATGTATCAGCATATTGCCAGTATAGAGTATCTACTAACGATAAGTCAGATAATGTAATTTCAAACTTGGTAATAAATTTATCTGTGTTAGCTTCATCATTGTTGTAATCAGTGTATGACTTGTAAATAGTTTCATACATAGTGGTTAAGTTTGAGTTGCTTTGTGCGTTCTTACTTACTGTTTCATCTGTTCCATCAGCGTAATACCACTTTATAGACCAAGCATAATTTACTGCACCTACAATATAACCTACTTCATATACATCAATATCACTAGAAAATTCAAAAGTATAAGTTCCACTTGATATACCTAATGAATTACCTGTCGTTCCATATTGATTGTTTTCTGAAGTATAAATAAAAGCATTACTATTACCACCACTAATAGTTATACCAGTTTCGTATGTGTTATCTTCAAAACCTTCATTTACTGTAACTTCATTAGGTACATCTTCTGCGAATACTGGAAGTGGGTATATAAGTAAACCAACTAATAATAATCTACATATTGTATTGAATTTGTGCAGCATGTTGTCTTTCCATTAGTTATGCCGCTAGAAAAAAATTATAGCATTATTTATGCTTCGGTATAAACAACGTTGTTTTTTATTTCCTTAAATAGCTTATTAGGTTGTCTGCTAAATATATTTTTAAACTTTTTAACTGTGCCACGTTTTTGATAATTAACAAAACCATTATTAATTGCGCAATAATCTTTAAATTTATCTCCAGCAGAAAAATACAATAATTCTACTGGTTCACTAAATAACAATTTGTACAATGGTTGTCCTTTAATAAAATGTGCTTCAGAAGAATTTGTAAATGCCCACGCAGTTGATAGCGGTCTAGCCATTTTTCCTATTGGTATTACTGCTTCTATATATCGAAGCATAGAAGTTTGATTTTGACTTTCTGTATTTTGTAATCCTAAAGTGTACATGTCAATATCTTTTTCACTTACAAATACATAAGGAGATACAATTTGAAACTGTGCAAATTTATCCTTATACCATAACTCTTGTGCGGTATTTATTAATGTATCATTAGACCATAAGAAATCATCAACTACATCTTTAGATGATGAATCAAAACCTTCAAAAACATATTCTTCTGTTACTTGGTTATAAAACCAATTAGGTTTAATTTTTAAATCATAAGGTGTTTTAATTATTCTTGTTTGAGAACTAAATTTACCAACTACTGGACATGGTGCTAAAGATTGCATTTTTTCTGGATTATCAAAAATAGCAGAAGGCATTTTCATTAATGGACTAAATGTCCAATACACTTTGGTTTTGCTCATGTAAAAAGTTTAGCTAGGTTCGTTAAATATATCTGGTATATCTGGTAAAAATGTTTCTGGTACATTATCTTGTTCGCCATCTGGTTCATCAACTTGTGCTGGCATGTTGTCAAGTGTATCTGAAATCCAACTTAAAACCGCAGCTCTATTTTCAAAATAGTAAATTCCTAAATGTGCTTCTACATTAACACTTACTGTCTGTTCTCCTAATTCATCTCCAGTAACTGGGTTTATATATTCTGGTAATGTTTGTTGAAAAGATTTAGCTGGTATTTGTACTTCGACTGTTGGGTATCGTTTAACGCTTACAAATGTATCAATAGTGTTATCGTTTATTGTATCTTCATCAGTAGCGCCAAAATTGTCTAACCAATTACGATGAGATTCTATAAGTGGGTTATACCAAATATTCATTATGCACCATAACCGCCACCAGTAAGAACTCCGCCATTTCCTGCATTAGAACCAGAACCACGACCAGAACCTGTTGCGCCACCAGTAGATGCAACTGTACCATTATTAGTAAATGTACCTGCACAAACTGCTACTAAAATACCACCGCCTGTACCGCCACCACCGCCAGATGACATTTGAGAAGTACCACCACTTTTTCCACCACGACCAACTGTTTGCAG